TGTAGTTGAAGCAGGAGCAGCAGGTGTAGTCGAAGCAGGAGCAGTCGCCGGAGCCCCCATTGGTTTTCCTGCAGGTGCGGTATTTCTTATTCTTTGATTAGCAGCCAATTGACTAATACGTGCTTGCCTTGCTTGGGCATTAGTTACATTTCCTTGGCCTTGCTGAATATTTTGAGCTCTTTGATCCATTGCACCAAAATCTTCATTAACAAACTCTAATAGCTGAGAGATCTTCATAATACTTCCTTTGCAGATACTTTATTTATAACTCAATTAAGTAAAAGTGAACTGCGTTCACTTGATGTTTCGCTCTCGCTCACATCATTTCTTATTGATTCTTATTAAATTCATGCAGATTGTATAGTCAGACGGAACCATTTTCGTGGTTCTCGTCTTTCTTGGGTTTCATGCGAGTTGCACAGCCAAGACGTTAGAAGTAGGATTTAATACACTGCTCCATGGACTCTATGCTTTTCCATTACCTACCACGACACATTATATTACTACAATGCCCTAGGCTCGTTCCTAATCCCTAAGGTGTTTAGGAGCATGAGTGTTTTTCGAATGACAGCAGACATTCTATATCAAAACTTAGACCCTCAGGGGAATGTTTCAATATGTACGTGTGTGGTTTCTAGCCACTTTTTCCACAGCGGTATTACTACTGGCCCGCTAACCTTAGGTGCTGTATTAAATTGCCTTAAATGCCTTTATTTCTTAATAATATGTGAGCCGTGAACGCGAACTTGAATATGCCCATTATAGTAATCATGTGATTCCAAAACTTTACGGCTAAATTGTTCTCTTGCCTCTATGTAACTGCACTCAGCTTTACTTTTACAATAGTAAAGTATTTCTCTAGTGAAGTTTTCTGTGCCTATTTTTTCTATATCTTTTGTGAGTTCGTTACTAGATCCATAATATGTTTGCCAATCACTTTCCACTTTGCCTTTAATTTTCTTTCTTTTCTTTTTGCCGTTTTTAAGTTTTACTGTTCGATAAGAAGTTTTTTTAAATTTTGCTAATTTTTTGCCTATATATTTTCTACCAGAGACTGTATTGGTTATGCAATATACAAATCCAACACAGTCCTCCGGTAATTCAACTATTTCTTGACCTTGATAAAGCCAAGACATCGATCACTTAGCAGCCTTGCGTGCATTCTTTTCTGCAGTAATTTCATTGCGACGAGCTTTGATTAATTTAGACATGTCGCCTAATGCCTTACGAGCACGAGTTCCTGCTGATGCGTTACCATTTTCGAACTTAGTGTTCTCTAATAGATATGCATCAAACGCTATTTTGATCTGATCTGTTGTGTTTTCCATTATTTTTTCCTTTTGGTCCACGTTTTTTTGGATTGGCTTTTTTCCATGCCAATAGTTCTGCTTCCTGCTTTTTCTTTTCTAATTTTCTATTAATTTTTGTTTCTTTATAAGCATCTCTACAAGTTCTAATCATTTGAATTTCGAGTTTCCTCATCATTCTAAGATGCCTTCTTAGAGCTATTCCAGTATCATAACCTGTAAAGGCAATGAATACCAAGTGATAGTTATGTAAGTTAACTGCATGCTCTATATATTTTGAATATAGGGCACGGTATTTGTCCATATGTTCAGTTGACATAATCTACATCATTACTATAATTGGTAAAACCGTTTTCTTTTACTACTCTAAGTACATTATTGACTCTACCTACTAATTCATCCTTATGCGATATTAAGTATATATTCTTTGCTCGTTCGCGGGCCATTTTTTTCAATACCGCTAGTGCGCTTTCTACACCTGCGCTATCCATGCCTGCGTCGATTAATTCGTCAATGAACAACAAGTTAATATTTTGATATAACCCTTCCCAAACATCACGGAACGAAAAACTTAGGCTCAGTATTAATCGATTCCGCTCACCGCGCGACAAATTATCGAAGTCCAATTCTTGACCTAATTGTGTAATTTCCACAGTGAGATCATTTTGGAATACAACCTTATGCGGCAATCCCAATCGATTAATATAGTAACTTAATCTTTTGTTAAGGTAATTTAAATTTTGATCAATAATCTTTTTACGAATGAAACTATCTTTGTTAGTTAATAGCTTATGCAAAAATTCCTGATGATCTTTTAATCTAGTTAGATCATTGATCAAATCCCAAGAAATAGTTTGAATAGCAGTTTTCTTTAATTCTTCAATTTGTTCTTCGTAGGGATTTTCTTCTACCGCTCGATCGGTGAGACTTTTTTCAAGATTATCTAAATTATTTTTATGTCCCAATGCTTCTGCTTCGGTGTCATAAAAGGTAATGGGCTTTTTAGGTAATGCTCCGATGTCTGTAATCCCCGAATTGATCACAGCAAGATCATCGGATATTTTTTTAAGATAAATTTCCGAGTCTTTTAGATTCTTAGTCGCAGTTTCGGTCATATCCTTGTGTTTATGATCCTGCAGGTCTTGATCGCAGGCTGGGCATGTTTTACTGCTTAGTGTATTGATCTCTTTTTTATATCGAGCAACAGTTTTTTCTGCTTGCCCTATGGCAGTCTCTAATGTTGACTTCTGTTTGATTAGATTTTTAAGAGCAGTATTATTATCATCCCACACTTTAATGGCAGCATGATCTAATAGCTCTTGTTCTATATCTACTTTTTGTAATTTTTCAATAGCAATTGCAAATGATTCAATATCATTATCTTTCTTTGTAGCCCATGCAGAACTTTTAAGTGCTAGACTATTGATACTTTTTTGTACATTCTCATTGGCTAATTTGGTTGCTTCGATCTTATTATTCTCAGCTAGAATGGCATCTTTACTTTCTTTGACCAATATTTTTAATACATCGGCCTTTTCACTGAGTAATGTAATTCCTAATAGTTGTTCGATAACTTCGCGTTGATCCGCAGCACTCATACTTAAAAACGGTTCAGTATAAGTGTTTAATGCTACAAGATGTTTGAACATTGTATGCGACATTTCTAGCATTTGTTCAATAGCTTTTTGTGTCTCGCGACTATCGCCTTGGCTATCGTCCTCGCCAGCATCGTCCATTTTCAATTGTTCTTCGTTGATATAGAGCTTTAAGATATTAGGCTTACGGCCGCGCTCGATTCGATACTTATTGCCGCCTTTTTCGAACTCTACCGTAACTAACATTGCCTTGCCGTTAATCTTATTGATTAAGTTTTCCTTGCGAATATTAGTCAATGCTTGTCCATACAATGCATAACTTAATGCATTAATTATAGTGGTTTTACCGGTACCGTTACGCGATCCAGTATCATCGCCGCCTAAGTCAAGATTACTACCTAATACTAAAGTTAGTTGTTGTCGATCAAAATCTACGGCTTGGGTTTGATTGCCCACGCTCATGAAATTTTTCACAGTTAGATTGTTCAGTTTAAACATATTATAGGTCGCTGTAAATCTGTAGTAATGTGTTGGAATCAAATTGACCATTTTCAATATTGACCAACTGTTCGGTAACAATCTGATCTACGCTTTCAAATTTAGCATCAGGATTGTCATCTATTGTTCCCTCAAGATTAGTTTTATCTTGAATAAGGCTAATCTCTCTAATGTCATATTCATTGATAAAAGTTTCTTTAATAAAACTAGCTTCTTCAAAGCTAATATCAATATCGAGATTAACTTTAATATTCATCTTAGAACGCATGATTTCATCTTTCTTATCGATTAACTCAGAAAGTTTAACATTGATATACTTAGGAGCATCGGGCCAAGTCTTGAACTCTGGCTTACCGCCCCATTCTAAAATCATCATTCCTCGATCATCGTCGCCTGCATCGGCAAAGTTATGTGGGAAGGCATTACCGATATAGATTACTTTTCCCTTTTGTTGACGCTTGTGAAAGTGACCACTAAAAATATAATCAGGACCATTAAAATCTTCAGCACGTAACTGTCCGTGATCAGGCATTTGAATCATTGCGTTCATGTAAAACAACGGCAATTCAAAATGGCCAAACACGTACTTGCTGCTTAAAGACTTCATAGTTTTCCATTCTTCACCGATCAGCCACGGAACCAAAGTTACATCACCAATAGTGGTAATTTTGTCTACAACCGTAACTCCGGGGATATGTCGACCAAAGCCCGAGCTATGCACTTCTCGACTGTCTTTATAGAACAAGTCGTGATTTCCCGGAAACCAAAAGAATTGTTCAAAGGCACCACCTAACTTTTCCAAGCATCGAAGACTGGAATCTAACGTAAACAGATTTAAACTGTTACGATGATGACTCCAGTCTCCTAAAAAGATAGCAGTTTCACACCCTGCTTCTTTTGCCTGATCAATAAACCAGTCTACAAACTCCTCACAATCTTTTAAGTGGGTAGTTGAATTGGACTTTAAGCCGAAATGAATATCAGTAAAGCAAGCAACCTTTTTAAACAAGGCCATTTTTATAGTTCTCCTCTGTTATTATAACAGAATTTAAAACTTTTATCAAGGGCTTTCGAGATCTTCGGACGAATCGTCTTCAAGTTCGACACTCTTGGGCATTCTAGTATTTTTATAAATTTCTGCTTGACGAGCACTTTCTTCCGCAAATTCGTGACTGTTCTGTCTAGTTGAACTTGGTGTTAGTCCTGCTTCTTCGAGCAGATCGTCTCGAATATTTTGGCTCTTCTTTTCTAAATTCAATATGCGAGTAAATGAGTTAGTCACTGCTGCGGTATAATAGGCAAATGGATTTTCACTTTTACTTTCATCGAACTGAAGACCGATTTGACTTAACTGTAAGATAGCCTGTCCTCGCATTTCGTCGACATAGGTATAACCTCGCCAGTTGCTGCGCTGTGCATATCTTTCTGATAATTTAATAAACATTTTGCCGAGCT